GTAAGACCTTCCGCAATTCCGCCTACACCAAGCGCAACTACGATTGCACAAACGTGGTTGCCTGCATTGCTCAAGCGGCGCCTGGCCCGAATTGGATCGAGTGCGGACCGGAAGTGCTGACCGGATTGACGCAATTGCATCGTCAGGGCGGCGCAGTTTTTTACGGGTATTTGTAACCCATGACCCCTGACCAATTCCGCGCCGCCCTTGCCGACCTGGGCTTATCTCAGGCCGGCTTTGCGCGCTTTGCCATGGTGGACGCCCGCACCGTCCGGCGCTGGTGCGACGGGACGCGCGCCGTGCCTGGGCCGGTGCTGGCGTTGTTGCGGGTGATGATAACCAAAGATGAATGCCGCGAAATTGCAATTGAGGGATGGTGACCATGGAAAACCTAATGCAAAGGGTCGGGACATCGGTGTTTGAGGCAGCGCGCAAGGCGATCCTAAAGCAAGAGCAAGTGCGCTGTGATTTTGTTCTGTTTGACTGCGAGGTGTTTGTGCGGCCATTTCCGTCAGTTATTCGGGTTTCAACCTATTTCTGGCTTGGGGCGGATGGGGAGTGACAACCATGGAATGGAAACCGATTGAGACCGCGCCGAAAGATGGGCAGGCTATTCTTGCTTGGGATGAAAATCTGACTTACGAGATCGCTTATCGTCAACGTGGCAAATGGCGCTACGGTCCGAAAGGCTATTCGTTTAACCCCACCCATTGGATGCCGCTGCCCGCGCCGCCGTCAAAGCCCAAACCATGACCGAACCTGTCGCCGTATTTGGCTTTGCGCCTGGCTGGAAATGCCAGCGCTGCTGGAAGGTGCTGCCCGAGGTCGGGCTTGTGCCGGAGCATCCTGACACCTGCCTGCGATGCGTGGCGGTGGTCGAGCCTGACCTGGAGTTTGACGTTCACGCGCTGGCCGCTGCCCGGTTTGATCGGATTTATCAGGAAGATCGCGCCAATGGCGCAGATAGCGTGATGGCCATTGCCCAAGCAGGGCGAAGGAACAAGGGCTTGACGTGACCGCCCTGCAAATCCAAACCCCGGCATGGGCACGCCCGCTGCTGGCGCCTTCCCGATACAAGGGCGCATGGGGCGGGCGCGGGTCCGGCAAGTCCCATTTCTTTGCCGAGGCCATGATTGAGGCGCATATTCTGGACCCAAACACCTATTCCGTTTGCGTCCGCGAAAACCAGAAGAGCCTTGCCCAATCCGTCAAGCGTTTGCTTGAAACCAAGATCGAGGCCATGGGCGCCGGCGATTACTTCGAGGTTCAAGAGGCGGTGATCAAGTCGCGCCGGGGCGATGGGCGCATCATCTTCCAGGGCATGAAAACCCATACGGCGGATTCAATTAAGTCCCTTGAAGGCTATGACCGGGCTTGGGTAGAGGAGGCGCAAAGCCTAAGCCAAACCAGCCTAGACATGCTGCGCCCGACGATCCGCAAGCCTGGCAGCGAGCTATGGTTCACTTGGAACCCGAGGGAAAAGTCCGACCCGGTTGACCATTTGCTAAGGGGCGATACGCCGCCCAAGGATACCGTGGTCATTGGCGTGAATTACAATGAAAATCCTTGGTTTCCGGACGTGTTGCGGGATGAAATGGAGTATGACCGGCGCCGCGATCCGGACAAATACAACCACGTTTGGCTAGGCGGGTATCTGGCCAATTCAGAGGCGCGCGTGTTTCGGAATTGGCGGGTCGAGGAGTTTGAGGCCCCGCGCGATGCAATCCACCGCATGGGGGCAGACTGGGGTTTCAGTGTGGACCCTTCCGTCTTGGTGCGCTGCCATATCATAGGCCGGACGCTTTATGTGGACTATGAAGCCTATCAAGTTGGGTGCGAGATTGTGAACCTGCCCGAGTTGTTCATGACCATACCCGAGGCCGAGAAATGGCCGATGACCGCCGATAATGCCCGGCCCGAGACTATCTCGCACATGCGAAAACATGGTTTCCCGCGCATCTTCCCGGCGGTCAAAGGGCCGCGATCCTTGGAAGAGGGCGTCGAGTGGCTGAAATCCTATGACATCGTGGTCCACCCGCGATGCGTTCACACGATTGATGAACTGACGCTCTATTCCTACAAGCGCGACCCCTTGACTGACCGCATCCTGCCGGTGCTGGAAGACAAGAAGAACCACGTGATAGACGCCTTGCGCTATGCCTGCGAAGGCGTCCGCCGCGCCAAGGTAGAAACCCGCCCCGCAATTATACCCTTGCCAAGCGCCCATCGTTGGGGGTAACATGCCGTCCCATGGCGCGCATGTCCCGAGAGCAGGCCTTGGCAAACCTCCACCAGGAGGCCATGGCGGAGTTTGACCGCATTCAATCCGCGCTGCGGGATGAGCGGCTGCAATGCCTAAAAGACCGGCGCTTTTACAGCATTGCCGGCGCCCAATGGGAAGGCCCGCTTTCGGAGCAATTTGAGAACAAGCCTAAGTTTGAGGTGAACAAGGTTCACCTTTCCGTCATTCGCATCTTCAACGAGTATCGCAATAACCGCATCTCCGTCGCCTTTGTGTCCAAGGATGGCCAGGAAGATGACCCCCTAGCCGATACATGCAACGACCTTTACCGCGCCGATGAACAAGACAGCACGGCAGAGGAAGCCTATGACAACGCCTTTGAAGAGGCGGTAGGTGGCGGGTTCGGCGCCTGGCGCTTGCGGACGGATTACGTCAACGAGGAAGATGAGGACGACGACCAGCAGCGGATTAAGATCGAGCCGATTTTTGACGCCGATAGTTCCGTTTGGTTTGACCTAGACGCCAAGCGCCAGGACAAGGCGGACGCCAGGTGCTGCTTTGTGCTGACTTCCATGACGCCGCAGGCCTACGAGCGCGAATGGAATGACAGCCCTGCAAGCTGGCCGAAAGAAATCCAACAATTGGAGTTCGACTGGGCAACGCCTGATGTTGTCTATGTGGCGCAATACTACAAGGTGGAGGAGGTTTCCGAAACCATCCGGATATTCCGGACACTTGCCGGCGAAGAGGAAAAGCATTCTCAGGCCGAGTTTGACGAAGATGAAGAGCTTGAAGCCCGCCTCGCTGCAACCGGCGCGCGGGAAATGCGCGTAAAGCGCGTAAAGCGCCGGAAGGTGCGGAAATACATCATGAGCGGCGCTAAGGTTCTGGAAGATTGCGGGCACATTGCGGGCCGGCATATTCCGATTGTGCCGGTTTATGGCAAGCGGTGGTTTGTGGATAACGTCGAGCGGTGCATGGGGCATGTGCGGCTGGCCAAGGATTCGCAGCGCCTGAAAAATATGCAGCTTTCCAAGCTGGGCGAGATTGCGGCGCTTTCCAGTGTGGAAAAGCCGATCTTGACGCCGGAACAGGTGCTTGGCCATCAAGAAATGTGGTCGCAAGACAACCTAAAGAATTACCCCTACCTGCTTTTGAACCCGATCACAGACGCCAGCGGCAACCAGCAACCGGCGGGGCCAATGGCCTATACCAAGCCGCCGGCAATCCCGCCCGCCTTGGCTGGCATGTTGGCCGTGACCGAACAGGATATGCAAGAAATCCTTGGATCGGCGCAACAAGCCGACAAGATGGTATCGAACATTTCCGGCAAAGCCGTGGAGATGATCCAACAGCGCTTGGACATGCAAGCCTATATTTACCTGTCCAACATGGGCAAGGCCGTGAAGCGGTGCGGCGAGATTTGGCTTTCGATGGCGAAGGACGTGTTTGTCGAGCCTGGCCGGAAAATGAAGGGCATCGGCGCGCAAGGCGAGTTGTCCACCGTGGAGCTTATGCGCCCGATCATGAGCGATGAAGGCGCGGTTAAGCTTGAGAATGACCTATCCGACGCCGAGTTTGACGTTGCGGTGACGGTTGGCCCGTCTAGCTCCAGCAAGCGCGCGGCAACCGTGCGCGCCCTGACCGGCATGATGGCCATTACGCCGGACCCTGAGACGCAAAAGGTTCTTCAGGCCATGGCCATGATGAACATGGAAGGCGAAGGCATTGATGACGTGCGGGAGTATTTCCGCAAGCAGCTTGTGCAGCAAGGCGTGCTGAAACCGACTGACGAGGAAGCGCAAGCGATGGCGCAAGCCGCGCAAGAGCCGCCGCCCCCGACGCCGGAGCAGCAATACTTGATTACGCAAGCCGAGAAGGCATTGGCCGAGGCCGAGAAGATTAAGGCGGAAGCGCAGAAAATCGCGGCAGAGTTTTCGCCCGAAATGATCCAGGCAAAGCAGGCCGGCGAGGTGGCGAAGATTGACGCTGATGTAGAAAAGGCCAGGCTTCAGGTTGAAACCGCGCGATTGAATGCCGATGTCGCCCGGATTAAGGCGATGGCCGAGGTTGAGATGGAGCGGGAAAAGACCCGCGCCAGCATTGAAAGCCCGCGCCCGATGCGTGCGGAGCCGGGCGCCCCGCCTATGATTGTGGTGGATAATGATGGGGGCATGGCGAAGGTGTTAAAGCCCGCGATTGACGCTATGAGCATGGCGCTTGCCGATGCTGGCGCAGCGATTGAAGGGCTGGCGCAAAGCCAGGCCGCAATTGCCGCCAAGATTGATGATGTGGATGCCAAGGCATCGCGCCCCCGCAAGGCTAAGGTTGTGGTGCGGAAAGCGGCTGACGGTTCCTATGTTGGCGAAAGGATTGAAAGCTAATGGCGGTTCAGCTTTCTGTTGCAGTGCGTAACGCGCGGCTTGATGCGATTGAAACGACTATTGGCGCTTCGGCGGTGTTAAAGATTTTCACGGGCAGCCAGCCGGCCAATTGCGCTGATCCGGATAGCGGCACAGTGCTGGCGACGGTGAATTTGCCCTCCGATTGGATGGCGGCGGCAAGCGGTGGCAGCAAGTCCAAAAGCGGCACATGGGAAGACTTGAGCGCCGATAACACCGGCACGGCAGGGCATTTCCGCGTGTATGACAACGGCGTCACGGCTTGCGGCATTCAAGGCACGGTGGGCACCAGCGGCACGGATATGACGGTAAACAGCACCAGCTTTACTGCGGGGCAGCCTTTCACGGTGGACACCTTCACAATTACGGATGGAAACGCATGAGCGATTTTGTCTCCATTACGCCCGGTGTCGGGGCCGATATTGCGACTGATCTTATCGCAGGAAAACAGCATCAGCGCGTTAAAGTGCAATTCGGCGCTGACGGCACTGCAACTGATGTCAGCGCCGATGACCCGATGCCTATTCAGGCAGTTGGCGAATTGATCCAAGCCATTGAAGCAATGCGAATGGCGATTGCGGCCCTGACCAAAACCATCGGCTTCGCGCTTCCGAATGCGCTTGGCCAGCCGATCTTTGAGGCGCGTCAAGGCACTGCGGGTAACTTGCTGATGACCGCAACCCTGGCAGGTGGTCAAACCTTAGCCACCCTGACCAATCAAACGCAGATTGGCGGCTTTGCTGCCAACGACCAAATTCCCGCGCTTATGCACCTTCAGGCGGATAATTTTCGCCGCAACGTCACGGTGAGCTAAGATGGCAACCACAAACGGCAATCAAAAAATTCTTGACCTAAAGCGGTGGGAATTTTGCGCCCCTCTGCCCACCACCACGCAGGCTGGAGCCTTCATTGCTTCATCGCGCCATTTCAGACAGCAGCAACTTTGCGTTCGCAGCAACTCCGAAGCTTTCATCTATAATCCCTCCGAAGATGGATGGGTGCCGATTACCTCACCGGGCTTGGCCGGTACGTTTGGCGCGGGCGCGGCTGGGATTTCAAGCGCGTGGTCAACAGGCTCGACGGTGGGCGCAGCTTCACTGACCGCGACGGGTGGCAGCACAACCACGATCATCACCAACCAAACCCTTGCGCGCGACTTGCGCGGCTACAAGGTTCACATCCTGTCAGGCCCAAATGCGGGCGAAGTAATTACGATTTCCTCCAACACGATTGCCGCAAATGCGGTTATTACTGTTCCGGTGCAGGCCAGCGCCTTCACTGCTTCGACGGTCTATCGCCTGCTGACGCCGCGCTGGTATGTGGTGGGCGCGGGCAGTTTAACGACAGCATCTTTCCGCGTCTATGACTTTGCCACCAACACGTGGACAACGCTTACTCAGACGGGCCTGCCCTCTCCTTTAGGCACTGACGGAAAGCTTATTTCCACACCTTCGATTGTTGATGGCGATTTCAAAAGCTTCGCCACCGGCACCGCGACAAGCGCCACAAGCACCACACTGACGCAGACGGGCAAGACTTGGACGACATCGCAATGGATCAATTCGCAGGTTCGCATCACGGGCGGCACAGGTGCGGGCCAGATTAGGACCATTACCGCCAACACGGCGGATACTCTTACCGTCGCTACTTGGACCACAACGCCAGATGTAACCAGCACCTATGAAATCTCAGGGAATGACAATTTCCTTTACTACATCGGCAACAACGCCGTTACAATGTATCGCTATGACATCACGGCGAACACATGGTCAACGCTATCCCC